AGAAAAAGTTAATCATATACGATGCACAAACAATCATTGAGATGAGTACTTTTGTCAGTAGAGGAAGTTCCTTTCAGGCATTAGCACCAAATCATGATGATTTAATGATGAATTTAGTATTATTTGCGTGGTTTACAACAACAGATGTATTCCAAAATTTAACTAATATTGATATGAAAAACATGTTATATAGGGAACGACTTAAAGCAATCCAAGATGATATGTTACCATTTGGTTATGTGGAAAGTGGAAATTACGAAAAGGATAAATATACAAAGGATACCGAAGGAAATATTTGGTTCGAGGCAGAATGGAAAGGTTCACAAAATTTTTAACAGAGGCTCCAGTAGAAGAGCCAATTAAAATGCAAGATTTGCATATCGTAGTACTTGGTCTAGGAGACGAAGAGGGAACTTTTGCAGATTTAATTCAAAAGACTGTTAAGAAGTATAATATAAAAAGTACAATGGTTGATGTCCAAGAAGCATTTATTGCCACAAAGGATGTTGAAATAGGAGAGGTTACCATTAATAATATCGATGGTAAGGACACAGAAGTTAAATTATCCATGCATAATTGTCTTGTCTTTGTTCGTGCGGGTTCGATTAAATCACTTACTGCTCAGGCTCTGGTATCATCATTACAAACAATTGGCTTTTTCCTTGTGAATGATTTAGAGACAATGTTGGTTTGTGATAACAAAATGTCAAATACAATTGCGTTAGAACGAAATAATATATCAGTACCAAGAACATCAATTATTAATAATGTTAAATCCATAGAACAAGCACATAAGAACATTGGTGGTAAATTTCCTGTTATTATTAAAACACTAAAGGGAACACAGGGTGTTGGTGTATCAAGAGTTAATGATATGGCTTCTTTGGTATCTGTGGCACAATCTCTTTGGAAGTTTGATGCTGATTTATTAATACAAGAATATTTTGATTTAAAATCAGATATTCGTACACTACTTGTGAATGGTAAGATAATAGCAAGTGCTGAAAGAGTTAAGGTAAACAAAAAAGATTTTAGAAATAATGTCCATTTAGGTGCAGAAACTTTACCTTATATATTATCACCCGAAGAAAAAGAATTAGTTATCAACTCGGCAAGAGCTGTTGGTGCAGCATATTGTGGTGTAGACCACTGTAAAGTTGGTAAGAATTTATATGTATTAGAAGTGAATGGTTCGCCTGGTATTCGTTCTCACTTTATGGGATATGACGATAACCAGGAACATACGGATAAAATATCGGCAGCGCAAACACTAGATAAAATAATAAAATTATTTAGTAAAGAGCGACAAAGAAGACCACACATGCGACAAGAGGTTGGTTACATTGAAAGTATTATATTTGATGGCATGGAAGAAAATCCAGTCAGAGCTAAATTTGATACAGGTAATTCAGCCTCAGCAAGTATGTTACATGTTGATAAAATGAGTATCGAAGGGGATACAGCAATATGGGAGAAGAATGGTCATAAATTTGAAAGTGAAATTATTGATATATCTGAACCATCTCGTGGTATGGAACCCTTTGATAAAAGACCAGTAGTAGAACATGGTATTACATTTAATAATAAAAAATATATCGTAGAGATAGGATTATCTGAAAAGGATACAGCATCAGAGATGTTAGTAAATAGAAAACTTATGACCAAGTTAAGGGTTTCAGTTCATCCGAATAGATTATTTATGGTAAGTAATGTTGCTCTACGCAACGATAATAACGATCATTAATAGGATTTATAATATTATAAATAATACCATTGATTATTCGTATTATGAAAACATATTAACTAACTCAATAACATAGAGGATAAAGCGATGGCATTTCAAGTATCACCCGGCGTCGAAATTAAAGAAATCGATGCAACAAATGCAGTCCCGGCAGTATCAACCAGTATTGGTGGATTTGCAGGAGCATTTAATTGGGGTCCGGTTGACGAAATAGTAACAATAGGTTCTGAAAATGAACTTGTTGAGAAATTTGGTTCACCAGACGACAATACAGCAAAATACTTTCTCGTAGCTGCGTCATTCTTAAAGTATGGAAACGCACTGAAAGTAGTTCGTGCTGCATCAGGTCACGTTAACGCGACTTCTGATGGTAGTACAGGACAACTCATTAAAAATGAAGATGACTACGATAGTAATTATTCCACTGGCTCGTTGAGCGTAGGTAATTGGACGGCTAAACACCCAGGAGTTTTAGGAAATAGCTTAAAAGTGTCAATGATTACTCAGGGAATTACTTCCTTTAGTTCATGGACATATGCAAGCTCTTTTGATTCTGCACCAGGTACATCTGACTACGCGTCAGGTCTTGGTAAAACATCTGCAAACGATGAATTGCATATTGCAATCATTGATGAAGATGGTGCAATATCAGGGACTCCAGGTACTATATTGGAAACTTTTGGTTTCCTATCTCAAGCTTCTGATGCTAAAAAATCAGATGGTACATCAAACTACTATAAAGATGTGATTAATTCACAATCTTCATATGTTTGGTGGACTGACCATGATTCATCATTATCAGATGCTGGAGAAACTATAGCAGCCAACACTTCATTTACCACTAACTCAGCCGCAATCGAAGATTCATTCGGTGGTGGAACCGATGATAACTCACCAACAGTAGGTGAAATTGCATTGGCATATGACCTTTTAGAAGATGCTGAAACAGTAGATGTAAATCTATTATTTGCAACTCCAGACGCTAATGGCGCTGAAGATATTGCAGAGGATTTAATATCTATTGCATCAACACGTAAAGATTGTATGGCATTTGTATCACCTCCATTAGAAGACACAGTAGGTAGTTCAACACCAGCTGCAGATGTTAAGGCATTCGCAGATGGATTAACTTCTACATCATATGCTTCTTGTGATTCTACAGCACTATATGTATACGACAAATATAACGATGTATACAGATGGATTGGAGCTGCAGGTCACCAAGCAGGATTATGTGCTAATACTGATTCAGTAGCAGACGCATGGTTCTCACCAGCTGGTGTAAACAGAGGTCAATTATTAGGCGTAACAAAACTTGCATTTAATCCTAAGAAAGCAGATAGAGACACATTATATAAAGCAAGAGTAAATCCAATAGTATCATTACCTGGACAAGGTACTTTACTATTTGGTGACAAAACTTTATTAAGTAGACCTTCAGCATTCGATAGAATAAATGTACGAAGATTATTCATTGTATTAGAAAAAGCAATTAGTACTGCTGCAAAGGCACAACTATTTGAATTCAATGATGAATTTACAAGGGCACAATTTAGAAATTTATTGGAGCCTTTTTTAAGAGATGTAAAAGGACGAAGAGGTCTTACAGACTTTTTAGTTGTTTGCGATGAAACAAATAATACAGGTCAAGTAATTGACACTAACCGATTTGTTGCAGACATATTCATTAAGCCTGCAAGGTCCATTAACTTCATTACATTAAATTTCATAGCAACTAGATCTGGGGTTGAATTCTCAGAAATAGCAGGTTCATAGGAGATAAAACATGGCAATTTTAGGAGTAGATGATTTTAAATCTAAACTAGTAGGCGGTGGCGCTCGTGCCAACATGTTCAAAGTCACTTTGAACTTCCCTAGTTATGCACAAGGCGATGTTGAATTAACATCATTTATGTGTAAAACAGCACAGATGCCTTCATCTGTTATTGCACCTATCCCTGTACTTTTCAGAGGTAGACAATTACAGATTGCTGGTGATAGAACATTTGACCCTTGGTCAATTACTATTATCAATGATACAGGTTTCGAAGTTCGTAACGCTATGGAACGATGGATGAATGGTATTAACAGTCATAACGCAAACACAGGACTTTCAAATCCAAGTGACTATCAGTCAGATGCAATTGTTGAACAATTGAATAAAGCTGGTGAAGTAACTAAAAAATATGATTTTAGAGGAATATTCCCTACAAACATGTCAGAGATTGAAGTCAGTTATGATTCAGAAAATACTATAGAAGAGTTCACAATGGAATTCCAGGTTCAATACTGGGAATCTTCAACGACTTCTTAGGTTTATAAATAATATTGGAAGAGGGGATTTAATTATCCCCTCCGATAATATGAGGTGAAATATGGCAGAATTTTTTGGATTCGAAATAAACAGAAAAGGCAAAGGAAAAGAACCTTTAAGGCCTTCTTTTGTACCACGTACTGATGGAGATGATGGCGCTGGCGTTATAAAGGCTGGTGGACATTTTGGTGCGTATATTGATATGGACGGCGATAAGGCCAAGTCCGATGTCGATTTAATAATGAAATATAGAGATATTTCCTCACAGCCCGAGTGTGATGCTGCAATCGAGGATATCGTAAATGAAGCTATTGTTGGAGACCATAATGAGGCTCCAATTAATCTAATTTTAGATGAATTAGATATATCAGATAAAATAAAAGAAACAATACAACATGAATTTGGTTCAATTCTTTCCATGTTAGGTTTTAATTCATATTCACATGATATATTTAGAAAATGGTATGTTGATGGTAGACTACCGTACCACATTATTATTAATAATGAACAACCAAAGCAAGGAATTAAAGAATTAAGATATATAGACCCAGCAAAATTAAGAAAGGTTAAAGAAGTTGAAGAACAGAATGACCCAAAGACTGGTGCTAAATTAATTAAAAAAGTAGATGAATACTTTTTATATCAAGACAAATCATTAAATGTTGCAGACCAAGGTGTTAAAATATATCCTGATGCTATAGCATATTGTACATCTGGTATGATGGACCCAGGCAGAAAAAAAATATTATCTTATCTGCATAAGGCTCTCAAACCAGTTAACCAATTAAGAATGATGGAAGACTCTGTTGTGATATACAGAATATCAAGAGCTCCAGAACGAAGAATATTTTATATTGATGTTGGTAACTTACCAAAAGGTAAGGCTGAAGAATACCTAAGAGGTATTATGAATCAATATAGAAATAAATTGGTTTATGATGCTAAGACTGGCGACATTAAAGATGACAGAAAACATATGTCAATGTTGGAGGACTTTTTCTTACCTCGTAGAGAAGGCGGAAGAGGAACTGAAATAACAACATTACCTGGTGGAGAAAACCTAGGCCAGATAGATGATATTATATATTTCCAAAAGAAATTATACAAATCCCTCAATGTACCGGTTAATAGATTAGAGCAAGAAGCACAGTTTACATTAGGTAGAGCTTCAGAGATAACAAGAGACGAAGTTAAGTTTAAAAAGTTTATTGATAGATTGAGAAAAAGATTCTCTGACCTATTCATGCAATTACTTAAAACACAATTACTGTTAAAAGGAATATGTACACAAGAGGATTGGAAAAGTTGGAAGGAAAGTATTGCCTTTGATTATATTGAAGATAACTACTTCTCTGAATTAAAACAATCCGAAATGATAAGAGAAAGATTTGATTTACTAGGTAGTGTTCAAGATTATGTAGGTAAATACCTATCACATGAATGGGTTGCTAAAAATGTTTTAAGAATGTCTGAAGAAGATATGAAAGACATGGAGAAACAAATAGAGGCCGAAACAAAGGCTGGTGCACATTCTGAAGAAGAGTTTTAGTAGTTAAGGAACAAAAAATTATAAATATATAAACAAGTGAGGATAATATGTCAGTAGAAAATATAATTAAAAATTTAAATGATGGCGATAATGTAAATGCAAATAAAGAATTTGATTTAGTTATGGCCGACAAAATTACAGCTTCATTAGATGCAAAGAAAATAGAATTAGCATCTGCTATGGCTGAAAGAAAAAAAGAAGAATAATAAATGCATACATTTGTTGAGTTAAGAGAAAAGCTCAAATTAGCTTCTGGCGAAAAGAAGGTCACATCTTCTAAAGCTGGTAAGCGAAAAAATGTTGAGGTTGTTATTACCAAAAAGGGTAATAAATTTGGAGTTTATGTAGATAACGAGTTACTCGATAATAACTACAAAAATGAAAAAGAAGCTCAAAAAGCAGCAAATGATATGATAAAACTGTTAGGAATATAACATGAAGTTAATAACAGAATATGTAGAACAAGAATTAGATGTAATATGTGAGGCTAAGAAAAATGGTGAGAAAAGCTATTTTATCGAAGGCGTCTTTATGCAATCTAATAAAAAGAATAGAAACGGTAGAATATACGAAAAGAAAACTATGGAAAAAGCCTTAGAAAAGTATG